GTATTGCTAGTAAGTTGTATATTTCCAACTTGTAGTGTTGCTTGATAAACAACAGGGTTAGTACCACTAGCAACTAGATTAATTTGATTGCTGGTACTAGTAATGTTATTAGTTGTAAAACTAATTGTACCTAATGTACTAGTACCGCTAGAGATTACATTGGAACTTCTAATAGTTCCATTAACATCAAGGTCGTTTGAAGGAGAGCTGGTGTTAATACCAACGCGGCGATTAACAACATCTAGATATAGTAAGTCCGTCTCAAATGCCAGATTTACACCATTGCGGAGTAAATTCGACTTTAAGAGTGGACCCGAAATTCGACCAAGGGCCATGCGCTCTCCTCAAACCCCGTGTTTCACGGTTAACCACCTTGCATTGCGGGTTTACCACAGTTTAGTATCGGGGATTTTTGGTCAAATCCCTCAGTAATACTATTTACCTGTTTTGGGTTTTTAGCCTAGTATAAGCTCGTAAAGCACGGCTAATTCATTACCGACCGCTTCGGTAGTTGGAGGACTTGAACCAATAACGTTTTGCCAATTGGTTCCGTTGTAAATTTCTAAGTACTGTGTGTCGGTATTATAGCGAGTAGTACCAATAGTAGCAGTAATACGTTGTGCAGTCGTACCTAGTGGAAAAATTACTGCGGTTGATGTGTTAAAATTCCAGTAGCCATCTCCTGTACTTCCTAACGTATAAGGCTGACTAGTGCTGTTAACTACAGCATTTCCTACGAACGGATATATTCCGTTAAGGCTAACATTGCCTGATCCTGTAGGTGCAAAGGTAACATCATTATCAGAATTTGTACTATAGATACTGTTACCAGTAACTGTAATTCCACCAGCATTTAGTGTAGTCGCTGTAATGTAAGGGGAATCAACAGTTGAAGAATATAGTGTATTCCAGATGCTAGTACTTGAACCGAGTGTGTCAGTGTTGGTAGCACTTGGATTTAAATCGTGTGATATATCCGCAGTAAAACTAACAGTATCTGCTACAGGATTATCACCAAAGTTAATAGTTCCATAGGCATTTAAATTGCCCGTAACAAACGAGTTACCAGTAATTGTTGTTAAACTTGTACTACTTGTTACTAAACCGTTTCCGGTCCATAGCACATTGCCGATGCCATTTGGAGTTAAATTTATATTGCCGTTAACTAAGGGATTATTAAAGCCAGAACTGATAAGATTGATGTTATCAACACCAACACCGCTAGCAACAACACGAGCGCCTGCATAGTCTGTAATAGGGCCGGTAACTGGACTACTAGACGAACTTGTAGCAGTATTATGGTTAACTAGAGTAAAATTATTAGTAGAACTATCTGCTAAAAATGTAGAACCTGTAACAGTATTCAACAATAGCTGAGTACCAGCAATGGCAGTTAGCGCCATAGTTGGTGGGTTGAATATAGTTGTATATACCGCAGAACCTTGTACGATTCTTAAGTTACTGATGTAACCGTTAAGCGAAAGGTTGGCGTCGCCGTTTGTTCCACCAACGTTAACCCAAGGCGCAGACAAATTAATACTATCAGTAAAAGTTCCGCCAACTTGTCCGCCGACATACAAAGTAGTTAACCCAGAACGTCTGACTAATGCTACGTGTGTCCAAGCATTTAATGCGACCGGAATCGTAGAAACAATTCTAGCAGTACTTTGATAGTAGATAGGATACAGCGTGCCTGCATTTAATCCAAAAAATACACCGTCAGTTTCAGCGGCCGAGTAACCTGTTTGCTGTCCGCGAGTATCTATAAATGTTTGATAGTTTGGAGTACTAACTGGGTAAACAAACAGCTCCCAAGTAAAATCTCCAGTGCCCATAGCAGTTCCAGAACTGCCTGTAGTGCTTAACCATTGATGGCTTGCACTTGTAAATCGAACACTTCCTGTAGGTCCGTAAACAATAGTAGCGGCTGGACTAATATAGATTGTACCCGTTGTAACAGATACGTTATTACTTGAAATTGTCCAGTTATTATTGTAAAATGTGCCAACTAAAAAATCAACAGTTGATAAATTTTGATTACCGCTAATGTATAATTCGTTAGGGCTAGTGCCGTAGTTATTGATACCAATCTTGCGATCGGCAACATCTAGATATAGTAGATCAGTATCAAATGCTAGGTCACCGCCGTCTTGAAAGTTGACTAAATTGTCAGCTAAAAGCGGGCCACTTATACGTCCTAAGGACTTTGTATATTCAGTGTTTGAAGAAAAAGACCCGTTAGGTTGAGTGCCTACACCGTTCCAGTTACCCGACACACTACCGCTAGTGCCACCAGATGCATAAGTGTGACTAGGATCAGGTGTTATACCTGGCATATTTTACTCCTTACTGGTCGAAACCAGACAATACTGTAACTGGTTTGCCTGATGGAACTGGACTAGTAAAACGTAAGTAATATCCTGTTGGACGGCTTACTTGTATTGCTCTGTTAGCCGCAATGCCGCCTGTTGTTGCTTGGTTAAGTGTAACAACACCGGTAAATGTGTTAACGCTAGTAATGGTAGTTCCAGCCGCAAATACTGTTCCAGCACCGCTTGTAAACAACAATGTGCCTGTTGCTGTGCTGTCTGGAGGACTACTTAGTGTAACAATATTACTACCTGTTACGCTAACAACTGTAGTTTGTGAACCGCCAAAATTGCCGTCATCGTTAAACCCTTGGCCGTACACATACATTCCATTAGTAATGCCAACATTGCTTGTAACTAATAATTTTGTACCAATCAACGGTGTAGCACCGCTAATATCAAATGTTAATGTACCGCTTGGTTGTGTGTTTGCCACAGCACTTAGTGTGATAGTATAGTTACCACCGCTTGGACCAGTTACTGCTGTAACATATTGCCCTTGGCTAAATCCAGTGCCTGTAATTAATTGCCCTGCAACAATAGCAGTGCCAGAAAATGCATTAACAATCATAGTTGTTGATGCTACGCCACCACTTACATAAGTAGCTGTATTTGCTACTGTGTTAACAGTTGTACTCACAGTTGTTGTTGGAGCGGCTGTTGATACTGTATCGCCTACGTTTACATCTGTTACACTTGTCAATGTTAAACTTGTACTGCCACTGTTGGCTAATGTGCCCACAGTTGTTTCAGTCATAGGGTTTTGCGACATTAAAAAGTTGCTGTTGTAAAGTTGCGGAACGTTTTCAACATATACTAATAAATTTGACCCAGTCCATGTAGAGTTACTTTGAACTTGTGCTGGAGGAGCTGGATTTAATGGTCCAAACAATGTGTTTAATGCGTTGCCTAAACCTAAACTTTGTTGTGTAATCTGTGTAGATTCTTTAAAACGTAATGCTCTCCAAGCACTGCCTTGATAGACCATAACTTGATTAGTTGTAGTATCGTAACGCATCATTCCAGCTGTTGGGCTTGAAGGTTGCGCACTTGTAGGGCCGTTAGGTAATACTAAACTACCTTGTCCAATTGGGCTAATATACACGTTTGAACGTGTAGAATCCGAATACAATGTTGTATTGTTTGCGGCTCTGCGATCGAGTGCTTGACGTTTTAAAAATCTCATTATACGGCCAATGTGCTTATTGTAAATGTTAGCATACTGCCAACGCTTGCTACAGCAATAATGGTATCGCCGTTAGCTAAAACTAGTTTTTCTTGATCTAAACTTACAGTTTCGCCTGCTGGAATTGGCAACGCTGAAATAATTGTGTGTTTAGATTGTGTAGTTGTTCCGCTAACATCGGCGGCTGGAACAGCATACAATGTCAAGTTACTTGTTGATGCACCATAGTTGCACACAATCATAGTAGAAACAGCATTTGCTCCACTACTTGCATACATAACTGAATTGCTTGTTGTAACTAATGAATTTGATAGCGCCATGTTTGTTCCTTAAAATAATATACTCAATAACAATGCTCTGTTTTTTGCTACCAGTTCGTCATTATAGTTTACACTATTTACAAAAAATAATCCTGTCTTTCCTGGTCCTGGAGTTGCTACTGAATACACAGTATTTCCAGTATTTGTATAGGTAGGAGCACTACCTTGATTGTCTAAACTTAATACTGCGCTAACTTCCACACGGTTGTTAGTTGATGTTAAAATTAAATTGTTTCCGCTAGTATTAGAAATTTGATTTGGTGTACTGTAGCCGCCTACTTGCACGTAGCCAAACGTAACACCTGTGTCGGCCAACGTAGAAATTAAATGTGTTCCGGCATAAGATTTGATAGTAGTTGTATCAGCAATGATATGCATGTTGGATGCGGCCGCTGATCCACTTAATGGCCATTGTAAAATATTTACAATAGCTGTACCTTGTCCGCTACCTGTATAATTACTTGCTACATAGTTTTGTAAGTATTCAACGTTTGGAATATCACCTAAACGACTAACTGTAGCCGCATATGATGATCCGTTAGCGATTGTTAAAACTTTAGCGGTGTTTTGCATATCAAATACTATGTCAGTTGAGCCACCAGCATTAGTAATTGTTTGTAATGAAACACCACTTAATATTGTATTTGTACCGTCTACATTTGTTGTTTTAAATTCAAATGTTCCGGATTTATTTGTACTGCTTGCTTGATCCCAATGAGTAACATTCTCATTGAAAGTAATTGCTGATGGTTGAGAGCTACCACGAGAAATTTGAATACCAGCTTGTCCTGTATATCCCGAACTTCCTGTGATAGCACTACCACTTTGACCTACGTTTAATTGTAAGATATTGTCTGAAATCTGCGTATTGGTTGTTTCAATATAACTTAATGTACCAATTACATCTAAGTTACCTAACACTTTTACGTTGCCGTAACCTGACCCGCCTGCTTGAGTGTCGAGCGTGATGGTGCCTCCATTAGACACTTGGACTTTGTAATCACCATTGGCTACTTTTACGACTCTTGACATTATCTATCCTTAAGATAGGGACCGAAGTCCCTATTAATTATTAAGCGTTTTGGATCTGAACTGTGTCAGATGTTGCTGAACCAAATGTCCACTTATATTGCTTGTTAGCACTAAACACAGTACCAGCAGTATTGTTTGTAATACCTATTGTGCTGTTGTTAATTGCTTTTGGAGCTAGAGTACAAGTACGGTTGTATAACTTACGAACTAGATATGTACCGTTTGATGCGTCAATAGCAATCATGTTTAACTCAACACCTTGAGAGGCTGTGTAACCAGCTGTACCGTCAGCAATAGCGTCATAACGAATGCGAGCAATGTAGTTAGTTCCGTTGTAACGAACTTTGTAACGCTTAGTAGAAACTTGACGAACGATGTCAACTAGACGTAATCCACCGCCGATATAAGCATAACCAAGAATAGCATTTTCTTCGTTGGTTGATGATCCAACTGAACCTGTGTCAACTGTTAATGTTGGAGTTTGTGCGCTTGGCATTGTTCCACCATTTACTTGACTCCATGATAAACTTGGAGCTGTAACGTAACCAGAACCTTGTTCTGTAACATTAATTTGTTTAATACGGAAAGTAACTGTTGCTTGTGCGCCTGTACCGCTTGGACCAACAACTGCCCAAGTACTAATACCAGTACCGTCAATATTTGTATATTCACCGCGATTGGTAAATGCGTTGAATGATGGAACACCGCCTGACTGTGTTACTGTAAAGCGTGTTGTAGTGTTAGCATAACCATCTAGACCAGTGATGCTAGTAATTGTACCAGCAGTATAACCTGTACCGCCTGCTAAACTAACTGTAGCAACTTCCCAAATAACTTGTGTAGTTGCTGTAACGCCACCTGGAATTGTTGGTGCCGCAACGTTTAATGCTGGAAATGTTTTGTATGTATTGGTGATCTGGATAGCACCAACTGTACCATTTGATACACTTGCTAGGCCTTCACCACCGATACCATTGTCTGCTGTTGTACTTGTTGAACCGATGTTACGATTACCAAAGTACTTTTTATTTAAAGGACGTCCCATTTTGTTTTCTCCTTAGTAGAAAAACGGCGTTCTAGGCCGTACGCAGTTGGATTTCTGCATAAAACTCACCCCATGTGAGTCGTACTATGTATTTAGCTACAAATGAAAAAGGGCTCCGAAGAGCCCTTAGTCTTTACAATAATGTAAAAATTTAGATTAACTAAATTTAACGTTACCGTTAGTGATACCAACTGTACCTAGATAGTCAGCCGCGTTACCTAGAGAAGAAGCAGTGTTGCTCAACTCTACATAACCATAACGAGTCATGAAGCTTACTACTGGTTCAAATGTGCTTGGATCCAACACAACACCGCTTGACATCAATGGGATGTATGGGCAATAGAATGCGGCCGCATCGCTTTCGCTAGCACCTTTGTAACCGATAAGGATACTTGTGTTATCTTGTGCGTATGTGTTAACATACACTTTCATTGCGTTATTCAATGTACCAACGAACTTAGTGTTTGTTGGAGCTTCGAATGTACCTTCTGTTGTACGAGCAAATGCGCTAGTAGTTGCAGATTGTAGAATGGTCAAAGCAAATGGACTTACAACAGCCCAGTTACCTGCGCCACGACGTGTACGTTGAGCAATTAAGTTACTTACACGGTTGATTTGAATTGCCAATGCGGCATGTTCGTCACCAACGAATGTAGCTGTACCAGAAACAGCGGCTTGGTCATAAGTCTCAGTTGGAGTACCAGCTAGAGTCAATAGACTTGCCAAGATTTCTTGGTCGATTTCAGCAGTGATTTCTTGAGCCAAAGCGGCCATGATTTCAGCTTCAACGTCAATACCTTGTTGGGCTTGTGCGTCTTGAGCGGCTTCAAATGTCCAACGAGCTGATAGCTTACGAGTCTTAGCTTCAACTGTTTGTTTCAAGATTTGAATGCTCATTCTGTTACCAGCTTGGCCTTCTAGGGTAGCTGTTGAAGCGGCCTTAGCGGCTGAATCATTAGCATTACCTGAATAGCTAGCGGCAATCTTGAATGGGCTTAATGCCTCTTCACCAGCTGTTACTGAAGCACCACTTGAAGAGTCCGCATAACGAACACGTAGTGTGTGGATCTGACCAACTGGACCAGTCATTGGTTGTACGCCTAACAACTCGTTAGCAATAACGGTTGGCATAACGCGACGGATTACTGGAAGAATCACGCGATTTAATGTTGCGACGTTGCCGGCAGAAGTAGCACCAGCAGTTGGACTTTCCATCAAATACTTGCGAGTATTTTCAAGTGTAACGCCCATAACTGATCTTTTAGTGCCTTGTAGACCCTCTAAAAGTGCTTCTTTAGTCTCTGCCCAACGTCCGTTTAGTAGTTCTGACATTTAAATTCTCCTTAAATTTTTAGTCCAGCTAAACGACGTATATCGATGATATTGTTATCGTTTTCACTGCTACGTGTGGTGTTGGAAACCTTGTTCCCTGTAACTTCTTTAGCCTCTACTAGTGCCTGTTTTTGTTGTTGTTTTTGAGGAGCTTTGCCAGCAACTACGGCTGGTAGATACTTGTCAAAACTTTCTACAAGTCTTGATGTTTTCACTGTCTCCATCAATTCACTCATAATGTTTTGTTGTTCCTTGTTTAGAGGAGCTAACAACTCATTCATGACTTTTTGACGCTCAATGCTTTCTTGTAAGCGTTGTGCTTCTGCTTTCTTGCTTTCTATTACTTTTTTGGCCAACAATACATGGGCTTGCGCTTCTGTAAGTTCAGCTGTCTTCAAGTCTATGACTTTGAGCAATTTTGCAGTTTCTGATTTTTCGTTTAAGTAACTGGTCTGATATTCTGCGGCAAAAGCCTCGAATAACTTACGACCAAAGTCTGAACGACGAGCCGCTTCAATGTCTTCTTTCAAGCTAGTCATTTCGGAACGTAGTCCCTCTGTAACCACTTGATCAACCATTGTTGCCGCACGTTGTACAAATTGTTCTTTTACTTTTGCAAGTTGTTCTTTTCCTTCACGGACTAAACGTACCTTGGTTTCAGCAAGGTCTTGCTTATCTTTGTAAAACTCTGTAATTTCTTGAGCCAATGCTTCTACTACGAAAGACTCTAACATACCGAACTTGCTGGCCATTTGTTTTTGGTCTTCATGCAATTCTAATACTTCAGAAGCTAGTTGACGAGTAACGAATTCCTTCATTGTCTCAGCATCTTTCTTCATTTTCTTAGCGGCTTTAACTTTCATCTCAGCCAATTGCGCACGATCTTCAGCAAATTCCACGATTTCTTGTGCTAGTTGATCTGAAATCATCTTGTCGACGGCTTCGATCATAACACCTTTGTCATGTTCGTATTTTTGTGCGAATTCTTCGCGTAGTTGTTGTGTCATTGCTTCACGACTCTCGCTTAGGCGAGCTTCGAAAGCTGACTCAAGTGAAGCTTGGATCTCTTCAGAAATCACATTATTTTCAAATAGCTGTTTTAATGCATCCAACATGTGATTCTCCTTTTATTGGAGTTTGCTTATTATACCTAATAAGCTCTCTTTGAGATATTTCTGTGCCATAGGATCACCTTTCACCTCTTGCGCTATGCGTAAGGCACTTAATCCTCCCTTATTATTCATAAGGTGTTCATAAATTGGTGTCGGGTATGCTCCTGGAGCACTAGGTTGAGCTACCATATCTACTGTGATAATCTCAAAATCTGATACTTCACCGGAGCCGTCATTCTTGACGTTTCCGGATCCGCGACTTGAAACACCTAATTTTACTCCGCTTTCCAGCATAGTGCGGATTAGTTGTCCCATAGGGGTTGGCAAAATTTTAAGTTTGCCGTAACCATTTGGACCGTCCATCCACATATTTGTTATCATGTGGGACACACGGTCCAGGTTAATTTTTAGATCATCTGGATGATCCACTTCTCCGAGAACGCTGTAGCCGTTTTGAATCTGATCGTTAAGGGTGTTGACAGCCTTGCCAATTTCGCTCACAGGATATACTCGTTGATTTGCATTTCGGATACCGCCTTGAATGCAGATACCCGACATGTACAACGACTTACCATCTTTGTCATCAGACTCAACGACCATTTTTGCTTCGTTGAAACTGAGATTCTCTCGGAGGTATAAAGACATATTTTAGTTTAGTCTCTTTTTATTTCTTCAAAGGACGGATTGTACTTTGTGTTGATTGCTCACCACGCTGTCCGCCAACTTCACCAGTACCAGCACCAGCTAACTTACCTGGACGCTCGCCTTTCTTTTCAGCGCCGTGTCCTGGCTCTTGTGTTTTAAATGCTGTCTTACCAGCTTTGCCGCCTGGAACGTTGATGTTACCTTTAGCATCTGGGTTAGGAACTACATTACCTTTTTGTACTGCATTGCCTGACAAGTTACCTTTGTTAGCGTATACTGTGCTTTCTGAACCGCCTTGAGCGATGTTAGAAGCTGTACCGCCCATGTCATTCTTGTTGAACTTTAGGCTTGATGTATTAACTGAACCAGTTACTGAACCAGCTTGAGCACCTACTGGCTTACCTTCGCCGTATGATGCTGAGTCCCAATCCATGCCAACTTTTTCTACGTATTCGCGAATTAGTTGTTCGTCTGCGTCTAATGATTCCATTGCGGCAGAACCGTCATGGTGTACGTGGTGAATAACTTTCTCGCCACCCATTGACTCGTCTTGTTCTTCTTCTGGACCTTCTTCGCCACCAAATGGGTTTTCTTCGCCTGACATTTCGTCATCGCCCATTCCTGGTTCCATGTCATCTAATGCACCGCCGTGATCACCAGCGCCGCCTGTTTCTTCTTCGTGTTTTTCACCAGCTAGTAGCTGTTCAAATTCTGCTTTTAGATCTTCTAAAGCGTCTTCTAGGTCTTGAACACGATCTTCTACATCTTCGTCTTCACCTGAATCTTCGCTTTCGCCTTCATCTTCAGCATCGCTTTCAACGTCGCTAGTAAAGTCATCAGTAGCGTCGCCACCGATATCACCTTCTTCGCCGCCTTCTGCGCCATCATCTTCTGAATCGTCAGCACCTTCTTCTTCTTCCTTAGGTGCTCCAAAGTCGCTTTCTAATAGCTCTTCGTAGATTTCGCGAGACTTCGCTACTACGATGCTATGGAATAATTCTTTTGCTGTTTCTTGATCTTCATTGATCAATGCCTCAAGCATGGCTTCAAATTTTGAACGGTCAGTCATGTTTATCTCCTGTGAATGTAATTACAAGGCTGTAAGATATTTACACTATCTGTGAAAAATAGTGCAGATATATAGCAAAAATAGGCCGTTTTGACCTATTTTTTTTATGCTGGAGCAGGTTCAGGCGGTTTTGCATACATGCTGTGAATAAAATCCAGCTCTGTTTCCTGCTCTAATATGTGTGCTTCACTTGCTTTACGCAATTCATTAATCTGTTGTAAGGTTAATCTTGTCTTACGAGTATCTTTGCGATGCATCTCACTGCCATCACGAGCCGCGTTGTAACGCATGTCGTTGGCAACATGTTGAGTTTGTGCATCAATGTAAAATAGTTCTCTAAGAATCATATTATATTTATGCGACTGGCGGTGGAGTTGTAGGTGCTTGTGCGGCCGCGCCGCCTAACCCCGCACCTGGATTGGACTCCATTCCTGGTTGTTCTTGCCCTTCCATACCGTCTGGAGATGATAAATCACCTTCATCGTTAGTATCGTTAGCAATACCACCAGCAGATAGGCCTGCGCTACGTAATTCGCCAGCACTATCAGTATGTGTAGGCTTGCCTTGGCCTTGTTCTTCAGCCCATAGACGTTCGTTTTCTGCCATCTCGTCGTCGCTTAGACCTAAGAAACGTTTCAATGCAAAACGATGACTTACATAAGGAAGTGCGGCCACTGTTGTAAATGAACTAATACGTTCTGCATCGAGTCCTGCTTGACGTGAACTAGCAAAGTTCAATGGCGGATTAAACTTTAAATCAAATAATGTAGCATCTACGTTGACGCCGCGAGTATAAATGTAACGTTTAAACTCTTCATCAAACACTCTTGATACTAAATTTTGTAAGCGTTCGCAGTATTTGTTAAAGCGTAGCTCTTGAATATAGGCTGTACCAACACGACCATCGTTATAACTTGAGTTAGAATCGTCTGCACCTGTTGGCAAATAGCTACTTGGAATACGTAAACCACGGAATAACTTGTTAGTAAAGTACTTTAAGTCATCAATTTCGCCTAGGTTAGTACCGCCTGGTAATGTAGTAACGTCAGATCCACGTCCGTCAGCACTCTTAGGGAAGAAATAATCTTCGTTAATGCTTAAAGGATTGTATGCGCTATCAATAACGTTTTGCCCGCCACCATTTTGGCTAGGAATTCTACGTTGGTGGATCTGGTCTTTGACTCTTTCCACAAACGCCATAGCCAAATGACTTGGCATATTACCTACATCGATATGAAATATACGTCTTTCAGGAGCACGTTGTATACGATAGATAAGGATAGCATCTTCTAGTAGTTCTTTTTGTTTGTAAACTTTAAAGATATTTTCTAATAAGCTGTTACCAAATGGGTAATTGTTATCTAAACCTTCGCTTAATGACAAATGAATAACGTGTTCTGCGTCAATAGCATACTCACCGTCTTTTTTATCAAAGCGACTACCAGCAGAACTGATAGCAACGTTAGCTTGTCCGCGAGCCGCAACGCCGCCTCCACCTGAATAAGGTGTACTTGCTCCGCCTCTATTAGAACTTTGATTGTTAGGACTAATCTGTGTAGTCACTAGATTCATAAAGTTAGGATTTAAATCACGAATAACATACTGTTCAGGTTTCTTACCTTCGCTTTCGTTAGCAATAATCTTAACAATCTTGTTAGGATCAATATAAGTCCACTTTTGATTTTCTGGATCACGAATAAAAAATGCATCGCCATACTTGAATGTATTACGTAAGATACGGAAAATACGAACGTCAAACTGTTGTAGTTTACTCCATTGATTCAAATATTCACCAAGGATTTTGATTTCCGAGTTAGTAGCTTTACTGCGCCAGTCAATTGTAAAGGCACTGTGTCCGTTTTTTTCTTTTTGTGTAGTAAACTCTGCTAAAATGTCTAATGCCGCATTAACTTCTGGGTCAGCATCCATTGTTTCGTATTGATTATAACGTTCAATACGGTTTGGACTGCCTGAATATACATCGGGTAAGTAACTGCTATAGTTGGTTTTAGCTGGACCCATACCTGCACTGGTAAGACCACTACCTACGGCACTACGACTTGTGCCTGAAGCCGGTACTGGTGTAAAAAATTTCTTCCAACTCATATTATTTTGGATCCTTAACTATAGACATTATCGCCTAAATCATTAGTATTTCTAGCTGTCTTATCTGTGTGATTTGCTATCTGCATTGCCACACTGACAAATTGTTCCATCTTAGTACTTATCTGCTTTAATACTTCTGTTGCGTCTTCTTGACCAATTTTAATTTCAGGTGTACTTGGACTTAACCCTACAGAATCAACGGCGCTACTAATTGTTTGAGGTATGTCACGCAACATGCTCAACATTGGTAATACAGTTCCCATGCCGTTTTTCATATCGCTAAACATGGTTTTAGTATCTAGAGCAGTTAGCATATCGCCTGGATTTTGCATATGAACTAGTTCAGGACCCAATTCTCCGACTAGTTTTAATCCAGAACCAAATGGTCCAGCCATTGCTTTCTTTTCAGCGTTGCTAGTTTTCTTAGCAGAAACTTCTTGCATAGTACTTTCAAGCAGATTCATAATATAATTCTTAGCATCGTCTGGACTCATGTCTTGAAATTTTGCTGTATCTAATTTACGTTCAATAATTGCTTTAAAAATACCACCGTTATTTAAAATTGGTTGTAAATTAAATGCTCTAATACCGTCAACACCTAATCCTAGTTCTGTATTAAGTTTATTAATAAATTCATTAGACACTAAACTTAAATCTTTTAATCTTTGCTGTGTGTTAACAACTAATTTAGTTGTTTCTGCTCCAGCATCTCTTTGGCCTGCTTTTAATCCTGCAAAGTCTTCGTTAAGTACTCCAGCAAGCTCATTGCGAGCCGCGGCTCTATTTTCTTTCTGAGGATCAAAACCTAACATCTTAGTATATCCCTCACCTAAGGATTGTTGTCCTAAATTTCCACCGATAATTTTTTGACTTTCTTCTTTAGTAAGCTGGCCTCTAGTCGTTGCTTGGAGAGCAAAATTACCTCGTCCTACTTCTTGTTTATACAACTCTGCCAGCCCTTTTGCTTCTTCAGTAACTGCCTTACGTTCTTCTTCATTGCCGCGATCAAATCTTACTGCTAGTTCTTCAACTTTTTGTGTAAACCCTGGCATTGTCTTATTCAATAGTAGCAAGGCATCCTTATCCATCATACCCTGCTGGCCAAATGCACTTGAAACTGCATTAAGTACAAATCTGTCTCCGGCAAACTGAGTTGCAAAAGAGGTTTGAAGTTGCGCACTATATTTTACAAAACTTAGATCGTTTTCTTGCATTGCTCTGACAGTTCTAGCTTTAAATGTTGCATCATCTTGCTGAGCTTTTAATGCATCTACTTGCACTTGTCTAGATAATCCAGTAGCCGCTGATGTTTCTGCTATTTTTGTAGCAAATTTTTCTACTTCTATAATAGCTTTTTCTCTGACCGCAGAATCTCTAAAATCTAGATCTGTTCGAGTACGAGCGTAGGCCGCTAGCAACTCGTTAGTTGCTTTAGTTGTAAATCCTAATTGACTTAAACGTGTTCCAGCACCGCTCGATTGAAATGCATCGGAAAATTGTGCAAAATGATAAACACCTTCACTAACTGTACGACCTAAATTTAATGTATAACCGTTTAGTGATTTGACCGTTTCAGCAAAATCTTCCGAATTCTGTCGGGTCATAGACATTGCCAAGTTTAATTTCATGGCATTTCCGCCCATTGTTAAACCTTGGTCCGAAAACGCTTGCCAATTTTTAACACTGTCGTCCATGTATCCAACGATGCCGCCTACTCCGTCGCCTACTAGTTTTCCAAAACCACCAAACTCGTTAGCAACTGATTTGAATACTCCTGCAACATCTGGTAGCTGAGCATTATTTCTAACCAGCTTGCCAGTAAAGGTCATAATTTCGCCAGTTACTGACTGTACACCACCAGCGAGCCCTTTTACGCCGTTCCAAAACATCGAGGCCGCATTGCCGCCGCCTGTCATATTACTAGCTACGTTACTAGTTGTTCCGCCGCTACCTGGAGAAGTGTTATATTCCTTAAGCGCGGCAACAAACGTGTCTTTTAAATTTGCATCAATAGCCATTATTTTTTTCCAGAAATATGCGTATATAAATACTACATATGATATTTATCTGGAGAAAATAATGGCAAATAACCCATTGAAAAAGTATTTTAGACAACCTAAGATCTACGTTGATTTACCATCAAAAGGCATATATTCCGAGCCTGGAAGTTTAATCGGTGATCCAGAAAACATACCAGTGTTTGGCATGACCGGTATGGATGAAATTGTTATGAAAACTCCAGATGCATTATTGCGCGGTGAAAGTACAGTTAGGGTGATAGAAAGCTGTTGCCCAGTAGTTAAAAACGCATGGGATATTAGTATTTTAGATTTAGATTTATTAATGGTCGCAATTCGTATTGCAACCTATGGCAATACTATGTCTGTTAGTCATAAATGCCCGCACTGCGAAGCAGAAAATGACTTTGAAATCGAATTAAGTAATATCATAAATCATTTTAAACAATGTACCTACGATGGAAAAATTGTTTTAAAAGATCTTATTATAAAAATTCGTCCTTTAAACTATAAAACTTGGACTGACTTCCAAATAAGATCTTTTACAATTCAACGTCAAGTAGTACAAGCAACTCAACTTGAAGATCAAGAAGAAGCTCAAAAAATTGTAACTGGGCTGTTTGAACAAATTGCAAGTCTACAGAGAGAAACTATTATTGCGCAAATCGATGCAGTAGAAGTAGCAGAAGGTGTAGTTGATCAAAAATCATTTATCCAAGAATGGGTTGAAAACAGTGAACAAATAATTTTTGAAGAAATCAAAAAGCGTATTGAAAGTAATAGAAAGTTGTGGGAAATTCCTGAACTAGCAGTTACATGCCCAGACTGTACTAAAGAATCGTCTGTTGCAATCACGGTGGATCAATCAGATTTTTTCGCTCGCGCCTGACTAGATTAAGTAACGAAGAAATTGAAAAATATCTAGTTGGGCTAGATCAACACGTAAAGAGATTTAAGAATCAGCTGTTTAGAATCAGCTGGTACATGCGTGGTGGCGTAAATGTAAATGATTTATTTGATAGATATAGCGTAGAGGACATTGAAATCATGTCCGAGATCATTACTGAGAATATTGAAACTACAAAAAATAGTAGAATGCCTCTGCTTTAACGATCTGCCCAAGTTCGTCCATCTTCACCGGGCAAATAACGGGCAATTCTATCTTTCATATCAGCGTCTGCCGCGGCCTTAGGATCAATCTTAGGTATATCTAACTTAGGCAATTCTTTTTCACGTTGTGTAACATTTGGAGTTGTGTCTAAGTTAATACCTGTAGCACTCTTGATACTGTCTACAATGCCGCCAATAATATCTTCAGTTAATGACCCAATAGATCCAACCAGCATCTTAACAATAAAGTTTTGACAGAACCAAGCACGGCCAGCATCAGTCATTAGCCAATTTTTAACCATTTGAATAGTTAACTCACCAGCAACAAAGGCAATAGCGGCCGCCCAAACTCCACCACGACCTAGTAATGCTTTTGAACCGCCTTTTAACATAGCAGTAATAGCAGTAATTAATCTGCCGCCAGCTATGCTACGTAATGCCCACTCGGACAATTGAACTGTAACAAACATGCCTGTTAGATTATTACGTTCGTCTAATATCTGCTGTGCTGAATATTTGTAACTTCCATCTGGATTCTTTTCTGCGGCCATGTCATTAATGGCCAACATGTGACAGCGCCACATGGCTACAGTAGTTAAAAAT